GATTTACCACTTCCCCTTCCACCTGTAATTACAAAGTATCTACTTTCAGAACCTAATAAATTATATTTGTTATTCAGACTTATCAATTTTGAATATATCTTTTATATTGAAGTCGTTAATATTGTGCGTTGTTTCAATAGTTTCTTTTGGCTTACCAAATATATGTTCGGCTACAAATAACTGCCCACGCTGTGAAGCTAATAATGATTCTTTAACAAATGTAATCTTTGCTTGGTCATCTGTATCAGCATTGTATAATTCCTTTAAAGCGTTTACAAATAATGTATTTACTTTTTGTTCTTCTACTTTTGGTTTACGACCTGCAGTTTTATGACCACCATTATTTTTTCTTTTATCTTCCATAATTAAAAAAGTAATTAATATTAATTATACTTATCTTAAAAATAATAGGTTTTACTTATTGTTAAACTACTTCCCAATAGTAATCACATTGTTCATCTTCAATAGGTGCTTCAGTAAAATACGTTTGGTATTTACTTGGTTCAGCTTTATATCTATAACAGGTTGATTTCAATTCACAACCTTGTCCATCGCACATTGTTATATCAGGCATATCTTATTTGTTTTTAAATTGTTCAAACCATTCTTCAAATTTTAAATAAGATGGGCTTTCTGCATCATTATATCCAACATTAAAACCCACTCTATATGCTTCTTTCAAATTCTCCTCACTATACATTTTCTTGTCTTGTTCTTGTTGCCATTTAGCACCAAAATTTATTGCTGATATAATATCGTGTCTGCAATATTCATTTTCATTAGTAGCAGGACACCTATATATTTCTGCATATTTTTCAGCAGCTTCTTTTAATGTTTCTTGTTTCATATCTTATTTGTTTTTAAATTGCAATAAATCTAATAAATTTTTAAATTCATTTAATTTTAATTTATGAAAGTTTGATATTATTTCAATTACTTCTTCTTGAGTATATCCTTTCTGTTCCTTTTCAATTTCTTTGGCTTGGTTAATAAAATAATCTGCATTAAATAACCCATCTAATTTCATTTGTTCTACTAACCATTCAACCCCTGTTTGTTTCATTTGAATTTATCTTTTAGTATTTTCTTATAAATTGTGTTTACTGATTCTTTATTGCAACCTCTTTTATAATAGAAGTTAATTACTCTTTGTATTCTTTGTAATGGTGTTTGTTTATATCCTGCTTTTAGCTTCATATAGTTTTCTGCTCTTTCTTTTGCTGTCATATCTTAATTGTTAAATGTTTCTTTGTAATATTGTTCTGCTTCTTTTCTATAATCACTTTCAAACGGTGAACTCATTAAAGGAGCTGTTACTCTTGCATCAATAACCTGTTGCTTTTCCATTTCTAAAAGTTCATTATCAATATCATATAAAATTCCGTTAATATATTCAGTATAAATAGGAAATATTTGTTGGTCTTTTATTAATCTTTGTTTTAATAATTCTACTGCTGTTTGTTTATTATTCATATTTCTTATAGTATTTTGCTTTCTCGTTAATGTTTAAAAATGCTTCAAATTTTTCTTTTATATCTTCGTGTTCTAACAAAGGTATTAATCTGTTTATAGTTTGATTAGTATGCTGTTTTTTTAATTGTTCTATTTGTTTTTTAAGTTCTGCTATTTCAATATCTTTTAATTTATTTGTAAGCTGTAATGATTCAACTACTAAATCAGGTTTGTTTCCTATTATAGTATTTTCTAATTCTTGTATCTTTGGATTATAGTGTTTAACAGTTTCATATATTTTTAAATGGTGTATTATAGTTGCGTGGTTTAAGTTTAATTCTTTTCCTATTTGTGTTAAAGAATATCCTTTTTGTCTAAATAAAAAAGACGCTAATGTTTTCATTTCTACTTGTTCACGCTTTCTACTTTTTAAAGTTACATCTATTCCTGTTTCTTGTTTTATTTTTTCTATTATCATAATTTTTCTATTTCTTGTTTTATTTCAAATAAGTACATTGTTTTGTCAAATGATTCACTTAAATCACCTGTAATAAATTGTCTTGAAAATTCAACTGCTATTAATGCACATTGTTTGGCTTCTAAATTATTATATTCTTTATATAAAATATTATCATACTTATCAAATAATTCTTGTGCTTCTTCTTTTGGTGTCATAATTCATCAAATGTTAATTCTATATTGTTTTCTAAATGCTCATTCACTACTGCGGTTAATGTAAGGAACGAACTTACTTCTATTGCTAAATGTATACCTGCACAAATTTCAAACTGCTCACGTTCTTCGTAGTCTTTTAAAATAAGTCGCATACCTTCTAACGATTCACCTTGTGCAATATCGTATAGCGTCATAGCAAACGCTTCATCTTTAGTTACTATTTCCATTATAATACTCCCCTTAATACATATTGGTCTAAATCTACACCCTCTGTTTGAAAAAAGTATTTAAAGTTACTAACACCTTGCTCAAACTTTTGTTTGCCTTTCTCATAGAATTCATCGCTACATTCAAAGATAGCAATATCCAAACTGCCTTTGTCAATGGCTATAAATATAAAGTTATCTACTCCAAACATTTCACGATACAACCACGCTTGTAAATCATAAGAATATTTATCTGCTGAATAACGAAAGTCTTTTATACCTGTTGTAGTTTTTAAATCTATAATAGTATTTCCTTTTATTATATCTGCTTTTGCTCTTATTGGTATTCCATCAATCATTGCTATTTGTGGTACTTCGTATTCTGCTTTTGTTAAGTATTCTTTTACTGCTTCGTTTCTTAATAAGGCATCACATAAACGTTCAGCAGCTTTCTTCTCGTTTTTAGTATAAACTTCTTTACCTGTTTCTTTTGCAAGTTTATATTCCTTCGATGCTTTTGTAGCTGCATCAACAAATATCATATCGTTTAACTTCTCGGGTTCTAATATCATTGTGTGGAATAGTTTACCATCACGCAAGGCTTGAGTTTCACCGCTTCCGTATTTAGTTGTAAAGTAGTAAGTCTTTGGTGAGTTTACTAATGTTTTAATAGTAGAACTACTTAAAGCGTTTTGCCCTAAATAACCATAATAAAAACTATCATCTTGCATATTAGCTAACAGTTCTTCTTTGTTCCATTGTTTGTTGTCAAATGTTGTTATCATATCTTATTTTTTAAAATCCATTAAATTGTTTAAATTGTTCATTGTTTCTTCTTCTTTTAATACTTCTCTAATCTGTTCGTAATATAAATCTGATTCGCCCCATTCTTTTAGCAGTAGTTTTTTAATGTCACGCAATTTATTTTTCATATATGCGTTGTCTAAATCTTTGCTTAATTGAATAAGGCTATCTATTTCGTTTATGATTTCTGTTTTCATTATGCAAATAATTTATCAGTCATTTCTTCTTTTAATTCTAATTCATCAGCTTCGTTCATTACAGGAAGTATATTTACTCCGTTAAAATAAACTGCTTCAATAATAATTTCAGGATGGTATTCTTTATCACCATCATCGTAGGTGTTGTATTCAACTTCTACTTCTTCTTGTCTGTACTTAAATGCTCTCATAATTGTTTTTGTTTTAATTGTTTGATGAAGCAAATATAATAATTATTTTTTACTTATTAACATTTTAACAAAAGTTTAACAAAAAAAAAGTAGGTGTTACCCTACTTATTGTTCTTTATTCATTATTTATAAATATTTGAATACTATTTTTTTTTAATTTACTATTTAAAATAATTTTAATTCCGTCAAACCTTACATTTTTTTGAATATCTTTTAAATTAAAAACATCTAATAAATATTGAAAATACAAATCTTTTGATAAATGTATATCATAATTATTTATATTATTTATATTTTTAGTTAAATTTGTAAGTCTACTTACTATTTGTTGTTCTCTATCCATTCCTCCTGCAGTTTTTCGTGATATTCTATTTCACGCATTAAATAGTTTAACGCTTTACGCAAGTCATCAAGTTCATTATCTTTTTTACCTGCTCTTGCTAAATACTTAACTATGTTACCACGATTAAAATTCATATCGTACATTTTACAAAAGTCTATGACGTCAACTTTTGAATCAGTCATATAGTGCATTGGTGTTATCTTACTCATATTTTTCTTTTTTAAATTCTTCTAATAAATATTTATAACTATAAGAAAATTTTTTAATATCATCATTGTTTAAATACCAATGTAAAAATTTCATAGCGTAATCATCTGCTATTTGTTCAAATTTTTCAGGTTCTAATACCTGATACCTTATATCAAGACTTTCTTTTATAAATTTTTGTTTTAATGTCATAATTATTCAATCTTTAAAAATTCAGCTTCAGCATATTCTTTAAACCATTCTTTGTTATCGTTGTATTTTTCAATAACAGCGTCAATCATAATTAACTCATCAAGTGTTGAAGTTGTTAATTTAGTAACCAAACTTTCAATCTTGTTTAAAATGTTTGTAGTCATTTCAGGGTCGGTTTTGTAAATACTCGCATATTCTTGATGTACGACGCTTTCTAAATCTTTGTTAAGACTATTTATTCTATTCTTAATTTGTTGCTTGTATTGTATTGTAAAGCGTAAATTTTCATTACATTCCAATAATAACTGTGATAGTATTACCTGCTTTAAATATTCTAATTGTATTGTGTTCATCTAACTTCTATTAAATTTATTAATAATGTATTTATTTTGTCTATTATTTTTTGTTTGTCTTGTAGTTTATTGTTCTCGTAATATATTAAAAAATGCGGAACTTTAAACTCATCTTTGTATTTTTGCCTTTGCAGTTCGTGGTTCAATTTAGCCTGATTCTGATAAGGTGTATTCATATACTGATACGTTATTGGCTTAATTTGTAAACCTAAAAATAACTTTCCGTAACTGTATGCTTCCCAATCAGTAAAATAATTTTCATCTAAATTATAGTTTGCCTTTCTAAATTCAATGTTTGGAAATTCTTGTTTAAGTTCGTTAATTAAATCTATTTCGTTTAACATACCATTCCAAGTTTGACCAAGAACTCTGAACTTTGTATATTCAAAACAGGTATCTTCATCTAATTTAGTTATTCCCATAATCTTATTGGAAACTTCTTTTAGTATATCAACACCCATTACTGACCTATAAAATAAAAACCAACCTTTTGGGGTTAAAGTTTGTTCAGAATTATAATAGTCATCAAAGATTTTAGCACATTTACCAACTTCAGAACTTCTAAACAACCACGAAATCTTTTTGTCTTTGTTTAATAAGCTGAACTTTGCTTTATCAAATGTTACTTCAAATCTATTTTGGTTATTTACCTGCATTTTGAGTGTCGTAAACTTGTTTAAGTTCGTTTATTTTATCTCTCCAACAAGAACCACAATTTGAAGGCTGTATATTTTCATTAAATACATTCTTATAAATTTCAGTAACTCTATTTTGCTGCTTTGGTGTTAACTGATTATTAGTAGTTGAGAAAAAATTAGTTAACCATTCGTTATCTACATCGTTAATACATTCAGTTTGCTTGTAAGGAAATATTTTATTAAGTAAGTCTTTACGTTCACCGCACCCA